CAAACACATTTTTGCCAAGCTCCCCGCCAATGACAGTAGCCACTACTTTTGCAATCTCCAATGCTACATTCATCTAAAAAACCTCTTGTAATCTTTCATGGTGCTTCTCACACCTTCATCAACGAAACCTTTGCCAGTGCCGGCTGTGGTGTACTTACGCACCACGTGAGTGCCATCTGCACGTCTGCCGCGGTTCTGGTACTGCGAGTAGACTGGCTTCCACGTCAATCTGATAGCGTCTCTGCCGATTCGCCGCACCTCGACATTGCGGGATTTTAGCGACCCCCTACGCTTGAATGGTGCGGTAAGGTTAGCAACCATCAACGTGTGATTCGCCATGGCGTTTAGTCCTGTAGCTGCCTGATTCTGGAAGAATCGTTTGACAGCGACTGTATTGTCAACCACCGGCACGATTACACCTCTCTGTCGAGCCTTTCCAGCTCAATCTCGACGTGCCGTACTGTGCCGCTGGTGATAACTGCTCTACCAACTGCCACATTAGCGACGCGGTACACCCGCTTAGCACCAAACAACGTCACCTCGGCGAAATACCCCTCGATCGAGTAGCCAATTAACGATAACCATCTATCTCGACCATCCAGATACGCTCTGGCGTCGCCTGTCATGGCATCGTAGCTACCGCCGCGGGTCAAGCCACTTGTCTGCTCGACAACACACTTCACGCTGTGCCGCTCGCCCCCCGTCTGGCGATATACACCGTCTACGGGTGCAACTAAGGTGATGTCATCGCGGAACATCATAGCGATGAACTCCACGCTGACTTAGCGGCGTATCAGTGTAACCAGACACCACACAACTGCTGATTGGCTTTACGAACTTTGCCAGTAGATCAACGTTTGCCTCCGCAAACTGGTCAATAACTTGCTTGGTGTTGTCATACGTCACTGAATGACTCAGCACTGTTTCAGATTTTACGTTATTATAAAAGCTACCTTGATTAGCTATTGACAGCGTGTCAAATAACCTTGCAATGAGGATTCTCAAGCTGTATGGCAACAGCGTTCCATATCCCCACGCTGCTTTGACGATGCAGTAATCAGCGGATAGTGGATCAACCATCTCGATGATATTGAACCAGCTGGCGTTCAGTTCGTCGCCTTGACTCACTGACTTGACCACCAGCGGCATACCGCTTTCTGTTGTCACTTCTGGCAATAGACTAGTGAACGGATCGACAATTAGGAAACGTGAGCCGCAGGCTGCCTCATACCGACGCGGCGTATTTGCCTCGCCCTGCATTTTGACATCCAGCAGCGTTTCCAGCGTCTCTGTCACCTGCTGCAATAGCCGCTCAAAATAAGTATTTTCGGTATCAGAAAGGGGGCGTAAAAGTACGCCCTCGATATCTTCTTTAGTTACCAGTGCTGCCATCTCTTACGCCCCTCTCTGTTAGGCTACATGTTTAATAGCCACTGCTGCTGCGATGCCGCTCAAGCCGCCGCCTGCAAAAATCTCTTGCAAGTACTCGTGCTTATTCTGCTTCAACGCGAAATTGGTGTAGCTCTCGATTGACTGGTCGCCGACCACCTTGTATTTATTGAATACGACCAAGTATGCATCGTTGTCGGCGTCGTTAGTGTCGTTGAACCATTGTGGCGTAAATTTGCCAGCAAGCTCCAAGTCTTCCAAGATGTTAACGCCCGGGGTGTATAGCATATGCTTGTCAGTGCCTCGCTCATCTTTCAAGGCAGTGAGATATCCACGCTTTGCGATGATATAAACGTCGCCCTCAGCCTCGATTAGGTCGCGTGCATTCAAGATAGCAGTACGGCGACTTTCTCCTGATTTTGGCGTATATGTTTTAGCAAACACGTTGCCAGCCTTGGCGTCAGCTTTGACAGATACAAACGACTTGATCTTGTCGTCGCTAGTGTCGACTAGGCCGTCACCGATAACGATCGCACGCTCGATACTTGCGATGATCCGCTTTGGCAACTCTTGCAATACGTAACGCAACAGTGAGCCAGTGCTCTTGTTCTTGCGGATAGTCTCTTTATCGAGAGTGAGGTACTTGTAGATATATTGACCTTCAAGCACGCGGTTTTCGATAGCAATCGTAGCCTCTTTCTTGTCTGTACCGGCTTTGTGGCCTAGTGCACCGTCAGTATTAGTGTCCCAAGCGGTGTTGTAAGCGTCCAGCCCAGTTTTATCGACTAGGTTCCAAATTGGTCCACCAGCCTTAAATGCACTCTCGACTGCCTCAACAACTGGGGCTGGGAATAATTTGTCAGCACCAGTGACAGCCATCTGTACACCGTTAGCCTCAAGCTTGTCCATCCACGCTTCGCGAACGGCTGCCGCACCAGCACCTGCTTGTGCTACCAACACGTCAGCAAAATCTTCTAACGCCTTTGGTGTGTCCAGGTAGTTTACGACAGTACCTTTGTCGACAGCTGCTGGATCAGCTGGTTCTTTAATTTGCATCTTTGCAATATCTTTCGGATCCATTTCCGTATCCTCCTCAGGATTGTTATCAGTTGATTCTTCCGGCTCTGATTGCTCAGCTTCGTCAGTAGGCTCTGCCTCTGGCGCGGCTTCCGGTGCCGCTGGTTCGTCAGTTTTCGTTTCAGGTTCAGCCGTCGTTTCCTTGGCTGCCTCCGCCTCTGCTTTCGCTTTGATCTGTTCAACCAGGCTCTGCATTGGCTTGGCATCTGCCTGCTTGACTGCCGACATACTGAATGCAAAGTTCATATCCATCGCATTCTGTACGCCCTCGTCTTGCTTTTGCTTCTCTGGTGCCTCAGACACCTCATCGGCAAAACCAAGCTCGACAGCCTTATCGGCAAGCATCCACGTTTCGGCTTCCAGCAGCTCAGTGATCTTTTCATCGCTCAGCCCTGTTCGCTTGGCGTAGATAGGCGTGATTCCCTCCTCGATTTTCATCAGAACATCTTTGGCTTTCTCCATGTCATCCACCGTGCCAGCCGCATAAACGGACGGGCGGTGAATCATGATCATTGAGCCTGGCGACATGATAATCTTGTCACCCGCCATCGCAATTACTGATGCAATCGACGCCGCTAAACCATCAACTCTGACAGTGACATTTCCGTTATGATTCACAAGTGCGTTATAAATCGCCAAGCCTGCGAACACGTCGCCGCCGGGGCTGTTAATGACAACTGTCAAATCGCCCGCATGCTGCTTGAGTTCTTCGCGAAATAGGTCGGGTGTGACTTCGTCTCCCCACCATGTATCGCTCGCGATAGGCCCGTCAAGTATAAGCTCTTGATTATTCGATAGAACGGAATTGCTCCACTTCCAGAACTTCATGCTTTATTTCCTTGTTAAAGTTTGCTTTCGACTCCTGCTTGCCCGTCCACTTTGAGCGTTTTGCTCTCGTCTTATTTCTAAGACTACAGATTACGATTTATCGAACTCATAACGCACCTGCTCATCTGTAGAGGCGGCGTTTACGATCTTGATGTTATTGACATGCTTACACTTCGCATTGCTGCAACGTACCTGTGCGATCATCTGCGTCACACCCTTGATGTTTAGGTAACGGCCGCACTCCTCGCATCGCAAGTCCAGATCAGCCATCTCATCATCAATGATTCGCCGCTCAGCGTTGAGATACGCCTTGACAACGCGATACTTCGGGTGGCAATGTCCGTTTGGGTGGACATCATAGCCGTCATTCTGTGCAAAATTGTTGATGAATATGCCGCCATCTCTGCCAATGATTGCCTCATTTAGATTCAGGATTGGCTCATCAACTGCTACCCATTTATCGATTAGCGTTGCACAGAACTCACACGGCTTACCAGTCTCACTCTCCATCGCTTTTTCGATCAGCGTTCCTGTTTGGTTTTGCACTTGCTTCATCGCCTCAACACTCGACAATGCATCAGCTCGTGATATCTCAGTGCGAGCCATTCGCTGCACTCGCCATTCGTCGGTCTTCATAATGCCTCGCAGCTTCTCCTCCAGTTCAGACTGTGCCCAGCCATGAGATGCCGCATGATCAAGCACTCGGCGGATTGAGGCGGCCGTATCGTCAGCGTATGAGCGTGCCACGTTTAGCAGATAGCCTCGGTAAGCTTCCTGTGTTGACGCTGCCACCACAAAGCCTGTTAGCTCGGCGGTAGACACTCCGTTATCTATCAGTAGCTGCTTACCATCCTCAAAGTAAATTGCCCCCTGAACTATCATCAGCGCCACGATAATCAACAGTAGCGCTTCGGCAAATTCGTTTTGCTCGTCATCCTCTTCAGTACTGTTTTCGGCCATCTGACGTGATTCAGCGATAGCTCGGTCGACTTGTTTCTGCATGAACTCCGTCGTTGCATCATAAATCAGCTGTTCAAAGTCATCGAGCGTCTGTGGCTGCTTGTCGGCTGATGCTTTTGGGCTGGTGCCGTTCGCTTCTCCCCAAACCCCCGTGTCGCCAACCTTGCGGCGATCTGGCGCGTCTGCTACTTCGTCACCCTCGTCAACGTCTGGCTTGTCATTTTCAATCTCTGGCGGTTTATAGTCACCCTTACGCAACAGCTTAAAGTTGTTTGGCAATTTCAACGCGTCAATGATGCTATCGGTACTGTATCCAGCCGCCTCTAATTTCAAGATGCTGTTAATCCGAATATCATCAGCCTCAGCCTGTACTTTAACCTCGTCAACAACCTGCGGGATAACGAACTCGTAGGTAATAGCTATGCCCATACCACCAGTGATTCGGTTCAGCTCGTGCGTCAGCTGTGTGTAGTTGCGTAGTAGCAATGGATCAACGACGTTCTCGGCGAATACCTGCTTTGACACCTGTGCGTTGGCGTATGTTGCAGTGTCATCAATGCCTTTCATGATTGCCGATACGCCGAATGACGTATCGATCCGCCTGTCCACCTGCTTAAATAAGTTCTCGAAGTCAATATCTTTATTTGGTTGTGAGAACGGCACCCACTCAACAGCCGCGGTAGTCGATGGCTTGCCGGTCTTAGAGTCAACTGGTCGGTGCGTGTAGGTGACATTGTTATTGCTACCAGCTCCGCGATGAGCGTCTTGCAACATCGCCACGCTCTCTTGAAATGATTGCCGCGTTGGTGCGGTAATAATGAACTGACCAGCCGGTACCGCTCCATTCTCAAAAAATCCAGCCTGGAAATCAGCGATGTAATCATCTAGCGTCGCCCAGCGACGTGAGGCTTCAGACGGCGAATACCCAGCGTACAGGTCGTTTGGATCGACACCACCAGGCAATACCAGCACTTCATCTTCAGTAAACGTCTGTGTGCCGACTGTGTATGTTGTCTTGTCGCCAACTCGTTCAACTCGCGGAAACTCCAAGAACGTGAAACCAGCAATATTCTTGCCGCCCTGCCCCATAAAATCACCGCCAGGCTTTGCTACTCCGCCATAGTTGCTCCATACCAAAATATATGTCTTGCGTAGCGATAGCGTCGATACGGCTATCTTCTCGGCAAACGCTACAGAGCTGTCAGATTTGTTAGGGTGATACAACGCGTTAATGACTTCGTGTGGCACCTGCTTGCCGTTGCCGTCAATAGCAAATGGTCGCACTGTCATGTATTTATTGGCAACCGTTCGAATATTAGGATAAGCTGTCGCGTAACTGCTGGCTCGGTAATGATCGAACATCGATAATCTCTGAAAAGCGGGGTCAACGCCGCTCACACGTCGCTCACTCCTTAACCCCATGGCTGTTTTAATAATTCCCATCTACTTATTGCTCCTGTATAAATAAACCGACCAAAATATCAGCTGCACACCGACAAATACCACCGTGGCGACCTTGCCGCCATAATATAGCCAAATGCAAAATGGCACACCAATGAACATCAACAGCCCTATCCACGCTTCGATGACAGTGTCCCTGTCTGGTTTTTCAAACTTGATATTGCGCAAAAAGTCTTTCAATTTCATATAGTCCTCTAACTGTAAATATACGGATTACATAATTCCGCCCCACTCCATCACTACCTCGTGCTTCAGCTGTAGCCAAAAACCCATCAATACAGAGTCGAATATGTCAGGCGATTTGCCGAGCCGCTTCTTGATTGATTCCTTAGATTCCAACACAAACACCTTGTCTTTGTACTCGTGGTGGTGCATCTGCGCCTCTTTAATAAACTCATTGAGGAATGGAAAGCTCTCGAGGATTTTCACCTTGCCGCTGTCAAGACCCATTGCTAGCATGTACGCCACCTGCGACCGTAAATTGTTAAACGCCATCAGCTCCTGTGAACGCTCAGCATCCTCTCGGCTCTTTGGCTCGTCATCGAATGTTAGGAATGGGTCGGGCGAAAAGCCAGACTTAAACACCGCGAACTCAGCACCGCGGTCTTTGCCCCCATCGATAACACCAACGCCAACACCCACGCCATCAACTGCGATATTCTCGTAACCAATAGAGAAGTTATCTGAATGCTCAATCAGCCACTCTGCCTGTTTGCCTGTTTCCATCTGTTCGCTTGAATCTTTCGTGATGCTGCCGTCAATCAGTGTCAGGTTCTCCCAGTCCGCTGCCACGCTGCGGTCAACGCCATCACGCGCCACGTCATAGCCGGTAGTCTTACGCCCTGGCTTATAGCTCTTGACGATCGCCTTGGCGAAAATACTCGAACGGAATATCGTCTTGCTCTCGTCCTGGTATTCCCAGTTATTTTTGAGATACCGTTCAACCCACCACGTCGGATTAGTCATCATAGCGTCAATGTCTGATTGCATTTGCCATGAATCAGACAAATCAAACTCGACCACACGAATGTTTGATGGTAGTGGCTCATACTTGCCATTTCCACCGTACTTCCAGCGCATATAGACCTCTTTAATATGCTCAACATCGTTCGGGTTGAGAGTGATAATAGCGATGCTCGGCTGCCCGTTGGTGTTGCGGCGGCCCTTACGGGATCTAGCCGTGGTGAACATCGTCAGAGACAATTCGTCAGCCTCATCAATATGACTAGCGCTGGCGTTGATACCCTTAATTTTCTGGCCGTTCCTGTCTTTTGTCTCGTCCGCCTCCACAAAGCCAATCTTTGAGCCGTTTGGGAACTTAATTTCATAATCTTGGCCGTTGTACGTGTAGTCCTCGCCCTCTTTGAAGTTCTTACGGTCGAGCATAGTCAGGTATGACGGAATCACCGATCGCTTCGCCGTGCTGATATTTTTGCGAAACACCGTCCAGTATGTCTTCTCAAATGTGTCGCAAATATCGATGCCGATACTCGCCGCAATGTCTGTCTTGCCAGTGCCAACTGCACCAATCAAATAAATAGTATCGACCTCGGGACAGTCGTTAATAATATCGACAACGCTTTGCTGCTTCGGCTTTAATTCTAGCGACATAAACTATTCGCCTTTCGTTTTGCGCGGCTTGATAGTCGAGACGATCTTTGGCGGCTGTTTCTCGCGAACATCGACAGATAGGTCAACGTGATCAACCGGCTTGCCAAATGCTCGGTCGAGCATGTCCTTAATAGCCTTGTTGTCTGGCTTCTGCGTGGCAATGAAATAATACTCGTCGTCCACACCGTCCAGCTCGCCATCGAGAAATGCCGCAATAGTTTCAGGGTCGGTGACTTGCTCTGCCGGTAACCGATTGCCCTTGCGGTCAGTCCTGATCACAAACAACAACTGCACGCCAGTAGCCAGCCGAAACTGTGCTTCGTATAGCTTGTCAGCGTTCCTAGTGATTCGGTCTAAAATCCGCTGCTTCTCTTTCATTCGGTCGAGAACCTTTTGAGTCTTTTTGCCTTTGACTCCGCCGCTGCCTTTCCTGGCTCCGCCATGAGTTGACGGTGATGTACGTTTACAACCAGCTACATGGATATCGTAATTGTCTTGCCGCTTATATTTTCGGCCGCATTTAGGACATGATTTGAAGTCGTCTTTCATGATTACAATTCTAGAGATTGACGCGTAGTTCCTTTGGTATTGACTGCTTGGAAACGGCTGAGATGTGTACACCGTAGCTATTTGCGATGAGCTGTGCTTGCATGAGAGTCAAGTCTTTAGTGCTTTGTAGCTTACGCAGCATATTTTGGTATGGTTTCTTGTTTCGGTCTTGCCAAGACTGCAAGAGAATATAGTGCGACAATGGTTTGCATTTTCGCTCGTCGCCAATAATAATTGCTTGTTTTGAAATATAATAAATGGCGACCTGCCCGATCTCTTGACGGCGTCGCCTTGTCTTGTCTTGTCTGTCGATTTTTAGCCATTTGACCATGTTTGTTATCCCTCCTCTACCTCTGAAATATACAGATTAGGCGCTGGCAATCGCGGCCTCCCAACCGTTCAATCTCACCAGCGCCTAGCTATAAAATGCTTTGACTGTTTTATCAAGCAGTCAAGCGTTCCATCTCAGTCATAAACCCCTCAAGTTATTGACTCAATAAACTCAATTGCCGCATCACAGCCCTTACATACAACAGTCTGAATGCCGGCTTCATTGAGTGTCTTAATCCACTTCTTCTGATTTGCTGATGTTGCACCTCCTTTCTTGCGTTTCATTTCGATAGCAACAAGACGATGATTTTTACCATAAACACCGTCGCCACTAACAACAGGATTGTCTCCATAATGTATGAACTCCATCGTTGCGTCGCTATAGTCTGCTGGGACTACCACGAATAAATCTGGCACGCCAGAACTCACACCGAGCTTCTTATTCTTTGCTTTCTGGCTCCAGCTTCGGGTGTAGGTTTCATTCGGCACGCGAAAGTGTGGATAGCCTTTTAGCCGCAACCACTGCACAAATGCTTCTTGCTCTTGATCCTCATAGGGATTGTCTATGTTTGCGAGGTTAGGCATTATTCTTCCTCCTTAATTCCAAAATAAATCTTCCAATCTTGCTCGTTTTCTTCGATGGATTTTTCAGCTTCTTCTCTAGTCGCATAGTGTACAGGTTCACCAGAGTCGTAGCAGCCAATCTTAAATATTGCAAGCGTTTCGCACTCGTGGTCATAATAGACAACCCAGCCACCCTTGCCATTCTCAAAATCTGGCTTAAATGTTGATGTTTTTCGCAGTCTGGCTTCTGCTAGTTTACGGTCAAGAGCTGCTTTACATTCTTCTTCGGTGAGATAGACAAACCCAAAAGCAAGAC